CCGCATCATAAGTGATTACTGTTTGTGCCGCAATATTTATTGTTTCGGTGGGTGCAATCTTTTCACGCTGGTCAGGCGGTAAACCAAACAATGCGGTTTTGATCCTTTCCCTGCGCTTGGCCTCTTGCTTTTTATCTTGCTCCCAAGCTTTGTCGCGCTCATCAAAGCCAAAGTGACCGCCAAGCAAAAGCTCGGTAGGGATTGGCGGTATTACCGCTGCGCCGATTGTGGCAAACGGTAGCTCGGCAAACGAAGCGTAGCCAAACACTTATGCGCCCCACTTAGCCGCTAATCCATCCGCATAGGTCTTGTTCACAATGTCTGTGGCGGCGGCTGGCGCTGTGCTGATTGTGCCGGTGGTCAATGCCACTGACGTTATATCGGTGTTTGCGCCGCTTGCGGCAAAGCCTGTTATTGCGCCGCCCAAGGTTAAATTACCCGAGTTGGTGACTGATCCTGACAAGGTCAAGCCGCTGACTGTTCCTGTACCGCCAACGGAGGTAACCGTGCCTACGGCGTTGGCAGCGGTTTCCCAAAGCGCGGTGCTTGTGTTGTAAACCAATATGTCGCCGTTGTTGGGGTTTCGTGCTGAGACGTTGTGCAGCTCATCCATCTCGTAGCCGTTTTGCACCTTAACAATCAACTTGCCATGAACTGGGTGAGCATGGGCAACAACAGCCACATAGACCAAATGCTGTGGTGCGTAAGGTTTGGTTACGGTCAAAGTTCCCGCTGTGGTCGGGCTTAAATAAAGTTGCACCCCATCGGTGTACGCTGACGTATTAAGGTCATCCACCAAGCCAATGATGGTTACATAGCCATTTGAATTGTTTGCCAAGTCACTTGTAATCAATCCTAAAGTCTGCGCTGATGTCGCATCGCTTGTTGCCAATGCTTTAGAAACAGTTGGTAGCTGTCCTGTTGCGCCTGAGATATAAACCGCTGTGCCTTTTGTTAAGGTTGCGCCGGTTGAATTTCGCACTCGTTCAACAAGCACAGAAGCTGGAGACGTTTGCGATACCGAAAGATCAATAAGTGATCCAACCGCTGTAACGATGATGCTTGCATCAGCAGAGGCAATTGACGTTATTGTCTTCTCAGCAGGCAGCGTTACAAAGACTTGCTTTGTGCCAGCCGTCAAAAATAGTTTTGACCCACCCAAGGATGAGCTTATCACCGTGTCTCGGGTTAGCGTGTTAGCCGAATACGTCCCAAGCCCTACCTCCCATTGCGTAGTGCCTTGGATCGTGTAGTAGGTGGTGTTCCCATTACCAACGGCGGAAAAGCTCTGAAAACCCTCAACCGCACCATCCAGCGTCAGCGTCCCAGTTCCAACCGTTGTAGTTGTTTCTTGTACTCTGTCAGCTAAAACCAAGCTCATGAAACAATCTCTACACCCGCCGCCCGACCATCAGGCCCACGAATAATGCGCTTGGGTGCGCTGATCGCCTGCATTACGCCGGTAATCTGTCCAAGGGTTTGACCGTGCATATCAGCTAAACGGTTAATTGCCTCGCTCATGCCGTCACCCAAAGTAGCGTCAAGCTCCTCGGATGCCGCCATCTGTGCGCTCATTGCGGCTTGGTCAAGCCCAGCTTTTGCGCCAATTTGTGCCACCAAGACTTTAGTCGCTGCATCAAGTTCTGCTTTCCATCGGTCATATTCTTCTCTTCCTGCCATCTCTCTGGCTTTAATTTGCATCTCATTATTTTGCCTTGCAACCTCAAACTCGGCTTTCATCTGCGCTAATTGCATTTCTGCCTGAGTCTTAGCCTGGTGCATTTGCATCTCAAGCTGCGCCTTGCCCTGCTCAATTTGAGCCTGTGCTTGCATCTTCATTTGCTCGGTCTGTACCTGCGCCTGCATCCGCATCTGCTCTGCTTGCTGCTCTGCTTGCATTTGCATCATCTCGGGCGGCGGGCCAGGCTGTTGCTGCTTGGCAGCGTCTGCCTTGTCTTGCAGGGCTTTCATTGCCCTCTCGACCGCGCTCTCCAGCCCGCGACCAGCTCTGAACCGGCGCACAAGGAATAACAACATCTCAGAGGCCATAGGCAGGGTCTCAGGCGCTTGGGCGATCATTGGGATTGCCTCACGCAAGAATAGACCAATTGCTTGGATTGCCTCTTGTGCGCCCTGTTTCTCAGCCTGCTCATCAATCTGCGCCAAGCTGTCAGCCTCGACCGCAATATGGAAGTCGCGGATGGTGCTGTCGGACAACATCTGCAACGCTGCCTGCAATCTTTGCGGGTCTTGACCGTCCGGCGTGTTCATCACCCCAGACATTTCCACAATCAGCTCGGGCGGGTAAAACTTGCAAATGACCTGCGCCTTTAGCTTAAAGATGTCGGTTGCAAACCGCGCTACATCGCCTTGGCTACTCTTTAACCGCAAGCTACCAAAGTTGGCCTTGAGCTGTTGAGCACCAAGGGTTTCCTGAGCTTTAGACGATCCGCGCAGGATGTCCGATATGCCCATGATCTCGTAGATTGACTGCTTGACCTGCTCTCGGGCGGCATACAGCTCACGCAAGGTCACAATGATCTGCGAGGTGTCCATCATGTCGATAGCGCCCTTTAAGCCGCCCTTTTCCGACATTGCCGCCCAGCCGGTCACTGGGAATAGCTTGTTGTCCACGCCCTCGCTGAACATCCGCGCCAGCTCTTTGAACTCAGCATTGAACACACCAACCGCTTTACAGGCTTTGGTCAGCAGGTATATGCGCTGGGTCAGGTTGTCCAACTCTTGCGCCTGATCTTCGTACTCACAGTAATCAGGTACAGGAATCATTGTGCCGGTGGTGGTGGTTGCCATCAACGGTTTAGGGCAAGGGAAGAATTCTTCTAGCTCTAGCGGGTCATCACGCTCATCTAATGCTTGTGGATAACCTTTGGCAATCCAGCAAACCTTACCTGTGCGCTTGTTCCAAATCTCATAGACCATCGCCTTTTTGTCGTAGGTCATCTTGGCGGTCAATGGATTTTTGCCATCCATGTCGGTGTTTGTACTGGTTAGGCCAACGTTTTTAAATACGTCACCAAAGCGCTCTACACCCTCCTCCTTGGTCATGTAGACAGCGCGAGCTACCCACCAGACTTCATCCCATGTGCGGGCTGGTGAATGCAAGAAGTCTGACCAGTAGACGTAATCAATCGGGCTGTGAGCTGCGTCAATGCGCTCTGTTGGGTCTTCCACCGTGTTGTAGACCTGTGATTCTTCGGTCTCATCCAATACGCCGTCATCGTCAGGTCGGTCATTGACGATCACAGGCTCGTAGCGAATCCATGCCGTACCGCGACCAGGCAGAAGTCTGTCCTGCACCGCGCCACTCATTGCTGAGTCAAAGTCACCAAATTGGGTGGTCTCGTACTCCATGACGCGCTCGAGCATCGTGGATGCCAACCGACCGACAGGGTCTTGATCCATGTAACGGCGTGAGACCTCGGGCTTGGCTTGGCGACCGTAGAGGGCTGGAAACAGGACTTGGATGTTTGACCACAGGATGTTGAACTTCATCCTTGGCATCTCAATGGCATCACGCTCATCCCGATACCGCTTGACAACCTTTAAGCCGCGCTTCTCCCACTTATCAAATATCTTGATGGCGGTCTCGATCTGATCGTGCCAGTATGGGCCTGGGTCTTCTCCCTCATAAGCCCCTGTTTCATCGTACATGATCAATTACCGCTGGCAAAGAAGAATGTCACATCAAGCACATTACCCTCGGTGAAATATAGGCTTGTCCCAATGTTGGCGGGGAATCGGTGAAACCCAATTGCTGGCGTAATTGTCCCTGAGACAACCGTGCCACCTGAGCCGCCATCGGTTAACACCATTGTGCCTGCGGTGGTGTTGTTGACGTAAAACCCAAGCAACTGGCATGGGCCTGTTGTGACTGCACCTGATGCCGTCATGTTTTTATATGCACCTACTTCTGCTACAGGCTGACTCATATTCGCTCCTCTTTATGTTGCATCTCAAAGTCCCACAGCTCATCGAGTGTGATGGTTTGCAGGGTCTTGCCCTTGGGCGGTGTCTGATCTTTTGCTTCTTGTCTATAAGCTACTGCAAGCATTCTAAACGCATCTGCTGGGTGTGAGCACCAATCATGGCGCGGAGTTTGACGAAAAGTTTTCTTATCTTCATCATATTCACGCTGATATTGCCTTAACGCTTCCAACCCCTCATCGCATCTAGAGTCGAAATAACAGATGGGCAGGATCATCCGCACGGCTTGGATGCCGTCTTGCACACCAATCTCAGGCACGATGGCGAGCTTGCTGATGCCGCCCAAATGTGCAGCCAATTGCTCAACAATGGACTTGCCGCCGCTTGCTAAGGTCTTGGCTCTGGCATCATGCGGCAGGAAATGGCGGGTGTATCGGTAGCCCTTGGCGTTGACCACATCGGCTATTTCCTCAATGCTTGCGCCTGATACGGCGTAATAGTCCATCACCCTGATTTCGCCCCTGACCACCTGATACCACCAAATGGCGGTGTCGTCTCGGTAACCTAAGTCCCATGCGGTAAATACTGGGGATTCTGGCTCAAACGGTAGCTCACAAATCCTGCCCTCGGCATCAGCCTGGCGCATTTCCTGACCAAAGAACGCTCCCAGCAAGGCGGCATCAAAGCTGCACTCGTACTCCTGATCGTACTGATCTTGGCTTAATTGAGACCGAGCCGCTTGCAATTCTGTGTCTGGCAACAGCTTAGACACTGAGGCCGGTAGGCGTAGCAGAAACCAATCTGGCACGACTTGGCTGACCTTGTAGATGTCGTGGAACTGATTTTTACCCTTTGGTGTACCCCCAAACACAGCCCAGCCGAGGCGGTCACTCAAACACGGTCTGATGATGTTTCCCCAAACGCTTGGTCTAAAGTCACCGTATTCGTCCATGTAAACGCCGTTAAAGCCCATACCCCGCATTGCGTCAGCGTTATCTGCGCCAAACAGCATGATCTTTGCGCCGTTCACCAGCTCTACCGCTAATTCTGATTCATTGCTGGTTTTGGTAATTGGGGCTGCATAGTGCTTGAGATAGTCCCATGCCACCCGCTTGGCTTGGCTTCTGAATGGGGCTATGTAAGCGTATTGCGCTCCCCTACCGCTTTCGGTAATGGCTCGTTTGATCAAGTCGTTGATTGCGGCTACGGTCTTTCCAGCCCTGCGGTGGGCGAGTAGGCATGACCAGCGCTCGGTGCGCTGATGGAATGGCATAAATGCCGCCCTTGGGCTATAGGGCAGGATTACTTCACGCCGCCCCATGTCACCACCATTTCTACCGGCCCATCATCCTTGCCGGTGATCTCAGTTCTTGCCAACTTGGGTACATGGTATTCAACCACTGATTGGAATAACTCAAAGGCTTTGGCAGGATTGGGTTTTATGTCATGCTCAGGAACACCCATAGCGACCTCATCAAGCCACTGGGCAAGTCGGTGGGCATTACCATCCACAAACATTGCTATGGCCTCTCTAGCCTGTGCTGTGACCTTATTAGGCGTACCTACAATGCGACCGCCAGCTTTCTTTCTAGTTTTAACTACTTTAGTTTCGGTTGTCATGCTAAAGCCTTAGCAAGTTCATCTTGTATTGATGCCAATGGCTGACCCTCTTTGATTGCTTTACGCATTTCAGGGGTAATGTCTAAATAGCGTATTTTTTCTTCTTTGATCATGTCTAAAAACATTACATCAACTTTGCGCTTTTGTTCACTTGGTAAATTTTTGTAAGTTTCCCCACGACCATAAATTTGTTCGGCTAACTGATCTTTTGTTTGTGCTTTGGCATTTGTGTTGATATATGTCTCACCCATCTTTGCGCCGTACTTTTTACCTTGTTTTTCAAGGAAAGCAGGGTAAACCTCATCATAATATTTCTTCATGCCCTCACCACCAACTTTAAGGGCATCGCCGCTGTAAACATCTGTGCCAGCTTCTTGCGCCTGCATAGACTTAGCCAAATCATTTCCAACGTATTCAGACAATTTGTTTGCAGGAATGTTTTTACCAATGGCTTCTTGTTTTCCGCCGTTTACCAAAATTGCATCTAAATTAAAAGAACCATCAGGATTGCGCTTGGCAATAACTTCATCTACTTGTTTGGCAAGGTTGTATCTTTCTGCTTGTTGTGACCCAGTAGTCAAGCCAATCCTGTCATAACCTTTGTCCACCGCTTCTTTCAGCGCCCTTTTTAATGCAAGCTGATACCATGTTTCTTTAAATGGTGCGTCTGGTACGCCAGTCTTGAATTGATTTGCAGATAAAACAGCATCTCTCATGGCTTGCTCTTGATTCAAACTACCGCTGTGTCTTCCGACAAATGCACCAGTGTTCTTATCAAATGCCTCATAGTAGCCAGGATAATTAGCTGGATTCTGTCCTTCTGGAACAGTTGGCGGAATGTATTTCAGATCAATCTGATCTGCAGTTAAATCTTTTCTTTGGTATCCTTTTTCACGCCCCGCTTGATGCCAATCTGATTGAATTTCCTCAATCAATAACATTTTTTTGCCGTCAGCATCCACACGGTCATTGACCCTCATGTGGGCTAAAACATTCGGATCGTCCCAATGGCTAGACCTATATTCTGGATTTGCTGATGCGTTTTTAGCTTGCGCTGGCATGGAATTCATTATTTCTTGCTGTTTGGCAGGATTAAGCTGCCCCCAATCTGGCTCACCGCCCCGCTTAACAAATTGTGTGTAATAGTTTTCTGCTGCTTTGCTTGCGTCCATTGGCTTGTTTGGCAAAGTCATCAGTATTTCACGGTAATTTTCACCGCCTGGCAATTGAAATTTTTCGTATTTAGTTGGCTCTGATTCTGGTATTGTGTATACCGCATTAGCTTCTGCGTCTCTTGCATCCCGCAAAGTATTTAATTTTCGTGCAAATTCTCTAGAATCTAATGGAATTTGATTTACTCTTTCCAATTCTTTTTTAGCTGCATAATAATTATCCCAATCTTGTGGGGTAGGTGTTGGTTGCGGATTGCCTAGTTTGTTTAATGCGGCATGAGCTTCAGCATAATTTTTACTTGCTAAATTTCTAGCATTGATTATATTTGTTTCGTATTGTTGCATTTCATTGTACAAACCTTGTATCTCAGGCTCATACTTATCAAACACAATTTTGCGTTGAGCAATTCCAATAGGATCTTCTGCAATGCTTTCACCTAATTGACGTTCTTGCACATTAATACGGTTATTGGCAATGTAGTCTTGCACTTCTTGGCGGGTCACATTGGGCTTATTCTTTAAAAACTCATCCAACCCCATAGTTTCCATTTCATACTTTTTAACGTCTTGACCTTTTGCCAACTCATTAAGAAATGATGCGCCTGTGCCTTGCTTTCTAGGAATATTCAAAGCCTGCTGTTCTACCGCCGAATAAAATCCTAATGGAGATACTTCTGCTTTTGGTTTTGTAATAACCTGCGCCATTTTCATTTGCGGCTCAACCGCCATCAATGGTTTGGGTGTAATGTCTCCCAGCAAAGATCGTGTGGGCTGATTTGTTAAACCTGCGTTAATTTCTTTTCCAATCATTCGACTAGTAGCCATTACCGCAGGTTTCAACACCTTAGCCGTAGCTGGTGTCATGTACCCGCCCAGCTCCTCCATCCCCGCAGTTTCTCGTCTCGGTACGGTCGCCCTTGGCATCATGCCCAAAATGTCTGTGGTGGTCGGCAGTACAGGGGTTTCACTTACGTTAACACCGCCTGCGCCATATAACTTGTTTAGACCCATCCGACCAAAGGTTTCAAGGTCGCCGCCTGCACCAATTACTGATGCCACACCGCCCCTGCCCAATGATTCCAAATTGCTGCTAACCGATTGCCCAAAGCCCTTAAGCATTCCAAGCAGGTCGCTTGCCGTTGTTTTCTTGCCGTTCTTTAGCGTGATCAGCGTGTCAGCCGTGATCGGGCCGGTATCTTGTCCATACCCACCACTTAGCGCCGCAGCCATGTCACGGTAATCAGCCATCGACTAGCTCCCTCATTTTGATCAAGCCGTTAAGCATTCTGCTCTTAGTATTGTGCCATTGCTTGCTGAAATCACAGTCTTGGTAATAGTCAAACTCGGGTATGCCCAGCGTGTAATGGGCAATCTTTGCGTTTTTGTTTGTTTGTTCGCCAATAAGCACGTTCCATTCTTTCGGTAGCTCACCGATAAGTGTTTCAGGCAACCAACCGAATCGGTGCAAGTCTGCGCCGGTCTGGTCGTCCACAAATTCTGGTGTCAACACCTTGTTTCTTGGGTGTTCGCAATTCCAAAGTATTAAACTTGACCAGTTCTTTCGGGGATAGTCCCGATTCGCCGCTTCCATCGGTGTGCCGATATATTTCTTTGGGTGCTTGGTCTGGTACTCATGCTTGACCACCTGCACCGCCTTGGTTGGGTCGAATAGCTTGCTCAGGTCGTCAATGTTTGCCAGCATCAGCATATCGCTTGCGTCCAAAAATATTGCCCTGCCGCTAAACTTGGTGAAGTAGGGTACAAGAAACCGCTGGTAGGTAAATGCGTTTGTGCCGTCCCTCTGTGAGCCGTACAAAGGTGTTATGGCGACCGGCTCGCTGGTGCGCTCAATTAGGCTTTGGCAGAACACATGGTAGCCAACAGCTTCCCTTGGGTCGTAGCCAGCGAATATCCTAATCATTTGAATGACAATAAATAGATTGTGCTGTCAACCAATGCGGCGATTTCATCCACAATGTTTTGCAAATGGCTGTCGTCTGGCAAAGCATCACGGTTTTTTTCTATGTATGTTTTGATGCTGGCAAGGTACTTTTGCGGGTCTTTGGCGTTGTGAAAGTTCTCAGGAAAGTCCTTGATCTTTTCGTAACAGCCAGAGTACGCCTCTGCGTAGGTGTCAGCCAGATCGACAATGGCTGGGTAGTATTTCCCCAGAGCCTTGTGGACGGCGTATGAATCGGTGCTCAGGTGCATGAAATGCGTCACCGTGGAGCTGTGAAACAGCGTGGAAATAAAGTCGGCTACGTCTTTTTTCATGGTTATCCTAAAAAAAGCAGGGGTCAAAGCCCCTGCAAAGGAGACAACTGCGCCTCTATTGTAAACGTAGGAGTCGGTACGTCAACAGGCCATTGCTCAGATTCTTGCAGTCTGGCTACCGTATTTACATGGGCAAGCAACCACTTTTGTTGGCGCTGTTCTTTGGTCAAATCCTTGCCTTGGTCAATTTCGTAATGACACTTTAAGCACAAAGCCGCTACCAAATTGTCGTCAGCCTTAACGCCCCGACCCTTGCCACCGCCCCAGTTTGCGTGTGCGGCTTGCACCATGTTGCCTGACCCACAGGATTGACATTCAAGCCCCGCCACCAGTTTCAGCAGTTTTTTTGATCTGACGTACTCGTGTTTTTGAAACAATTATTGTCTCCAGTGTGGTGAATCGGTGCTCGTTAGCGCATTCCAGCCGCCGCCTGCGCGTGTTGCCGGTGCTTGTTCGGGTTTCTTTGACTATCGTCCATGTGCCGCATTCTGGGCATCTCATTCCTCGAGTGCTCTGAACTTAACGCCTTGCTGTGCGCCAAACATGGTTGCCAGTTCGATCAGCTCGTTCATTTCTGCAATGCTCATTTTGCTTGTCCTTGCTCCAATGACCACAAACCCGCCCTCAATGCCTGGCACAATCTTTTGTTTTTTTAGCCCCGCCGTCAATACGTCTTTCCACTCCTGCTTGTCCAGCTTAACGCCGTACCAGATTACTTGCTGGGCAATGTCCTCAAGGTTAGCCCACATGAGGCGGTTTTGCTCAAGGCTTCTCACTTAATCACTCCGATCATTTTTAAAGCCCCATCAGGGCTGTCAATCCTTGCTAGCGTACCTCCACACCAATTTTCAAAAAAGTCGCGCTGTAACGGTGTAAAATGGCTTTTGGCGTTACGTTTGATCTCAACTAGAAAAGTGTGCGATTTGTACCCCACTAGAAGATCAACCGGCAAACCAATGATCCAAACGTAAGCGCCAGCCGCCCTTAACGTGCTCACAATGGCATCTTGGTTACTGTCCACCTTAGCTGCGTATCTCATTCATGCGTCTCCGCAAGTCGTCCACGGCTTTCTGACCACGCCGCTTGGCTATGTCTGACAAGGTTTTCTGCCACCAGGCTAATGCCTCGGCTTTGCCCGCTTCCCGAGTCTTCTTCCTGTAACGCCTGATCCAATCCTTGGCCTCGGTCTGGCGCAAGGTCTCCAGCATCTCTAAGCGCTGTTCGGATGACAGATTGGCTAAATTCTTCGCCGTCTTTAAGTCTGGAGAGGATTGAGTTTGCAACAAGTCTTTCATACGTCATCTGCGACCCCGCAACGCATCTAAGCGGGCTTTTATTTCCGCAGGCATCGGCACTGCCCTTGCGCTTTCTTCTGCCAGCTTGTCCAAAATGTGGACGGTTTTTTTAATCTCAGGTATCTCAGCGCCATCCCAGCGCCGTTGGTTTAAGTAAACAGCGGGTGAGGGTATGTAAGCACCACCGTCTTTGCGCCACTGGTCGGTGGTTTTCATCCATTCGATGTGCTTAATAATTTGGTCGCAACAGCTATCACAATAATACTTTTCCCACCGCTTAAGGCAATCAGACTTACCGCCCTTGCGAGTACTGACAGGCCATGCAGCCCAGAATTGTTCAAAGTTTGTCATCTTTTTCCCCAAAAAAAGCCTCATGGATTAAGTCATCTTTGTGCAATTCAGACAGTGCTTTAAATTTTTCAACGTGAATTCTTACTTTCCCAAGCAAATCACTGAAATCGTCATCTGTCCATTCTTCTATGACAATAAATCCTTTGCCGTCACCGTAAATGTGGAGGTGGTTTTCTGATTGAAATCCGATTGGCATTTGTCTTCCTTTAAGTTGATTTGTTCATATCGACCGCATTGGTTACAAGTCCATGCAACCCTGTTGTTTGTCAATTGATGCTCTCTTATCGTCCCACCACATTTGCACTGTCTCATGTCTATCCCTTATTGCCTTTTGGTGAATGTTGGAGCAAAGCACAGCCTTACCGTGATCAAAATCAAAGTTCGCCTGTGCCTCGATGCTTGCCTTTCGGAGCCATGTCATCGCCTCGCACTGTCCCAGACTGTTTCAACCACCGCGCTCTAGGACTAAGCCCACGCTCCCCGATCTGGTCTGCTCGTGTATCGGGGTATCTCAAACGCAACCACTGACGTACCGCATTGCGCTGTCCAAAAACAAAAACCCCGCAAAATGTTCTGTGGTCTTGGCTCTTGGCGAGAGCAACAACAAGCGATTGAGGTGAATCAAAAGTTCGTTTGTCGTCTGACAAGACCACACAATACTCTGCGGGGTTCAACGATTCACCTCTATCGCCTAGATGCCACTCTAGACGGTTTGGATTATACATAGTTCTGTTAAGTTGTAAACCACTGGGGTCTTAAATCTTTTAATTGCCGCATTCGCAGCTCTGGCACAGCTTTCCACTGGCAAACCGCTGATCGGCTCACGTTAAGTAATTTTGCAAGCTCACTCTGTGATCCTGCCAACTGGGTTAATTGCTGTTTGGTCATGCGGGCATTGTAAAGCTAGATTAACAATTTAGCCACACTAGGGTTTGTCCTTAGAAAATAATTACAAATATGCTTGACTTGCTGTTAAGTTTGCTTAACAATGCACCCATGCCCCAGCAATTTCGCATAGGGTCTTTTAGGAAAATAAAATGCAAGTTACTCAATTTACCGCCTACACCGACATTGTGATCGTTGGTCAAGACTTTGAAATGGCCGATTACAGCAACCCCAAAGGTTACGTTTACGGTTTTTCTGCTTACGTCCGCGCCGTTTCTGAGTGTGGCAATACCCGCATCAAGCACGTTGTTTCTGACCGCTGGGAAGCAGAAGCTATGGCAAAGGCAGAAGCTCAAGCTGCCGCTTTAAATGCCCGCTTGACTTTGGGTAAGTTGCCTGTGGGTTTTGATTCTTGGGAAGCCGGTCGCGCCGTTTACGGTTCTGATGCATATCAGGCTTATGGTGAAGCTGACGAATTGGCTTTGGAACGTAACGAAGAATTTGCGTATTAATTAACCAAATGGGGCGCAAGCCCCTACAAAGGAATAACCATGAAACACATTGCAACGCTTCCAACAGTTGACGCACGAATCATGATTGACCAAGGTCTTGAGCACCTTGTTATTGAACATGATGACTTAACCGAATCCCTTGATTGCTACTTCTGCCCTTTTACTGGCAACCTGTGGCACGCCTACCTTGGCACTACCGAACTCTATAACGTGCTGTCAAGCGCCGTCATTGACTCCCTTGAACGTGAATTTGCACCTTTGTGCGCTTAAGGAATAACCATGTTTGACATAGAAAAATACACCAAACCAACCGATTGGGCGCAGGTCGCCCTGTGGATTGTTTCAGTCGCCGCCATTGTGGTGGTTTTGCTTGACCTTTTTATCTGGAGACCCTAATGCGTTACATCCTTTTGCTTTTGCTGGCAGCTTGCGCCAGCGACCCAGAGACAGCCCAGACGCTGATCATGGACAAAAACATTCAGCCGATGGGCAGGAATGAAGTAATAGACGCAATCAAGCAATGCGAAAAAAATGGCCTAAGAGCCATCACAATTTACGGTAAACGCAAGATCAATGGTTACACCGCCGAGACGCTGGTGGATGTGACCTGTGGCCCAAAATTTTATTAAGGAGACAACATGAAACAAATTGCAACAGCTCTGGTCAAAGCACAAAAAGCCTTTGGCCCTGCCCTCAAATCATCCACCAACCCGCATTTCAAGTCACGTTACGCTGACCTGGCTGCTTGCGTTGAGGCCGTCATTACCGGCTTAAACGACAACGGCATAGCCCTGATCCAAAAATGCTATGACTGCGAAAACGGCGTGATGGTGGAAACCATGTTTATCCACGAATCAGGCGAAATGTTGGAATGCGGCATTTTGCACGTTCCCGCCAGCAAACAAGACCCACAGGGTTACGGCTCGGCTTTGACCTACGCCAGACGCTACAGCCTGATGGCTGCTTGCGGTATTGCGCCCGAGGATGATGATGGCAACCACGCCAGCCGCAAGACCGAAATCAAGTCCACGGTCAACGAAAACCAAATTGCTGACCTGATGGCGGCAATGGATGAAGTGACCACCATTAAAGAGCTTCAGCAAGCCTACAAAGACGCTTACAAGGCCACAAACGGCGAACAGGCATGGCAGGCTAAGGTCATTGCCAAAAAAGACGCTAAAAAGGCGCAATTAGAAGCCTCATTGTTTAAGGAGTTAGCCAAGTGAATAAATTTAACAAACCAACCAACCCGCCAGCATTTCCAAACGTAAGCACCGCAGGAAATATTTGGAACGACAAAGGCATGACCTTGCGGGACTACTTTGCGGCATCTTTTGTGGAGTCAGGTCACATATTTAAAAGTATGTCGGATGGAAACACACCGGAGCTGGTGGCAGAGCAAGCCTATGCACTGGCAGATGCAATGCTTTGTGCAAGGGAGAAATAATGGAACAACGCACAGAAGAATGGTTTGCCGCCCGATGCGGCAAGGTCACCGCCAGCAGGGTGGCAGACATAATTGCCAAGACCAAGACAGGTGCAAGCGCCAGCCGCGAGAATTACCTAGCCCAATTGGTTTGCGAGCGCTTGACAGGCAAGCCTGCCGAGTCCTACAGCAACGCCGCTATGCAATGGGGTACAGACACCGAGCCATTTGCCCGAGCTGCTTATGAGGCGCGGATGGATTTGTTGGTCACCGAAGTGGGATTTATTGAGCACCCTTGGATTGCTATGTCGGGCGCAAGTCCTGATGGTTTGGCTAATGAGGGTATGGTTGAGATAAAAGCGCCCAATACTGCGACCCATCTCCAAACCTTGTTAGACCGCAAAGTGCCTGAAAAGTACATCACGCAAATGATGTGGCAAATGGCCTGTGCCGACCGCCCTTGGTGTGACTTTGTTTCATTTGATCCACGTCTTCCAGAAAGACATCAGCTATTTATCAAGCGCATTAACTATGACCCCGAAATGGTTAATTTGCTTGAGAATTCAGTCATTCAGTTCTTGGGTGACGTAGATTTAAAAATCCAACAACTTGAAAGCCTCCCATGAAGAAAATTAAAAACATCGTAGTCGTCACCGGCACATACACAAACCGCGAGGGCGTAGAAAAAAAGCGCTACCAGACCATTGGCAGTTTGTTTGAAGATGGTGAAAATTTTAAAATTAAGTTAGACACCATACCTTTGGCAGATGGTGGCTGGACAGGATGGGCAAATTGCTATGACTTGGAGGAAAAGACAAATACAGGAGCTAGAGATGACATCCCTTTTTAAACGCGCACGGTCACTTGACCCAGTGACCAGCCACGCCGCAGCCGACCAAGTCAGCTTTGCTAACCAGCACTTTGACAAGATCGTGGATTGTCTCCAGCGTTTTGGCGCTCGGGGCAAAGACGGTATTGCAGAACTGACCGGATTAGATGGTAATCAGGTAGCCAGGCGGTTACCTGAGATGGCAAGGCTTGGCATGGTTGAGCTAACTGGACACACCACCAAATCAAAGTCTGGCAGGGCAGAACGTGAATGGCGGTTTGTGCCTATTCAGCGGGAGTTGATATGACACAAGATGAAATCATTGAGATAGCTTCACAAATATATGGTGAATGTGTTTGGCATGAATCTGCTTTGTTGCGTCTTGAAGCCTTTGTCAAACTGGTAGTAGCCAAAGAGCGTGAAGAATGTGCAAAGGTGTGTGATGCATTACACAAAGATTGGAAGTGGCGAGCCGCTGAGTCAATTAGAGCCAGAGGTGAAGCATGAGCTACCTTGTTGCGTCATTACCGCCCTTACAGTGCTTTATTAAGGCCGAGTTTCTATACAACCACACCAAAGGGCATGGCGAGCTTGTGCCGTGCGTGTGGGTCAGTCTTAAAGCTATCAGAGGCCAAGTGTTTAGGATTGAGTCGCTACTGACCGAATACGGTGCTTTATACGACAAGCTGCCCATCCACGCTTATGTGTGGAAAGAGGGCGCTAGTGACCTGCCTGTGGACATTCTGCAATTGTGGGACTGCATGGGTTACAGGTTTACCATCGTTGAAAAGATTGGCCTGCGTAATCTGGGCGTTAAGTTTCTTGGCAAAGACAAACAATGGCACTTTGGGACTTATATGTTCACCGTGGACTTTTGCGCTGATGGGCAAGACCTTGACACCGGCTTTACCGAGACCGCCGAGGAACACAAGTCTTTTAATTTCATACGTTTAGACAATGGTCAGTTTGCCGCCCAGCCCAACAACCGATGCCTGTGGTATGACCAAAGCCTGATCCAGCAGGTTAAGTTTCCTGATTTCCAAGCAGCGCAAACCATTTACTCAGTCGATGGCACACGCAAGTGGACGGCTGGGGACGATTGGTTTTACTCAATTAATGAAAATGATTAGTTGGATTTTTTTGTTTGTGGCAATGGCGGTGTGCTTAACACCGTCCAAGCCGCCAACAACAGCAGATTTGATTTACAAAGCTAAAATGAAGTCTGTTAGCAAAATATGTGATAAGCCCCGCAAAAGCAAAAACGTTAAGCAAATTTGCAAACGATGGGAAAGGAAATCAAAATGATTGCCACTATTTTTGCATTGTTAATTGGCGCTGTGATTGGCGTTGGCGGGATTGTCTTGCTGCTTTACATCTTTGCAGATTAGACGTTGCGCTCAAAATGTGGGCAGTCCACCAGATTAGAAAAATTACCGCCCCACCGATTTTTAATGTGCAGGCTTTCCCAATATGCACCCAACGGCGCAATAGTTGCCTTGTCCCAGATGATCTTTCCGTCTTTAAAGAAGTTTAAATCCATAGCGCAGCGTTTTAGGTGAATGCTGTTCATTGTCTTGGATCGACCTGTTTTAACGTAAATAGCTTGTTGTTCGGGAGTACGCGCCAGCTCGCCGCCAGTGACCATAAAACCCTGTTCTGTGGCGTATTGGATCAACTTGCATACATCAAGTAGGAATGCGGCTTGTTCAGTGTTTAAGCTCATTTTTGTTCCCCATCTGTTTCGCCGTGAGACAGTTTCACTCCAGCCAGCAAGCCAATAAAACCGCCCACAATGGTTTGAAATGCAGGGCTAATTAGTTTAAAAATTTCAGCGTTGTCAACTTTTTCGTCAAACAGTCCAGCCATTAGAACGCCAACCATGCCAACAACAACAATGCACAGGGTGAAGCTGACCATCAGGGTCACAAGGAAAGTTAACTTAGCTTTCATTTCTTCCTCATTTCTGCAAGTTTTTCCACAGTCCTGCCGCCAAAGTAAGCGCCCATAATCAGCATTCCCCAATTGCCCAACAAGGTCACATAGGATTCATTTGCGTTATAGCCAAACGCACTCATCATGGCAAACAAGAAGTAGCCTAGAAAAATGGCTATAAGGCTCATAGGGCGTATGTTTTTGGATAGCCAAGAGTCAGATGTCATATCTGCTTCCCAGCGGTCTGTGATGTTGTCTGCGTCATTCTGGGCGGCTTTTGCCAACAGGTCAAGTTCAGCCAGTTCCATTTTGGCTTTTTCAATTCCCAATTCCAACAGGCGTTCTTCGTGTTCAAATTGAAGCTGGCGCAGTTTGGCAACATCTTCAGCGGTTGGTGCGTCAGGGATTTTCACGCCCAACGTGTTTTCAACCACTTCCTTGCCCTTGGCTTGGATGGCGCTAGATAGCAGACCTAGACCGTTTTGAGCTAGTGTGCCAAGCAATGACGCGACTATTGGGATCATTTCTTTTCCTCCAGTTGAATAATAAGGCGGCGAACAATTGCCTGTTGGCGTTTGTTTTCTTGCTGAACAACAAGCATATCAAAATACATTGATGCCATCAAATACAAAAACAGCGGCAAAATCAGCATTATCACAACCAAACAAATTAAAAAAACTACTTGTCCATGCTCATTTGTTTTATCGACCACAGCATCAGGTGGAGGTATATAGTAACTGTCAGAACTGCTGCGATTATTAGCGCCTTGTCTTGTAGATTGCTTATTGTTCTTTTGCGTTGCCATTTGAGTTGTAACTCCGCTTGACGTTCCAGTTCAATCTGTTTTTCGTTTTCCTCGTTCAGTTTTTTATATTCTTCTTCAAACCGTGACCAGACTGCACCTAGTGCTGGGTCTGTGTGATAGATCAAAAACTCACGCAATTCTACTGACTCTCGTTCTAATTCAATCTGGTGAAACACATTCTCAAGCGCCTGTGCTTTCATTGATTTGGTTTTTGGTGGGTCAAGCTCTTGGCGCTTAACTTCTTTTTTTATTTCTTCATGCGAGTCAAAGAATTGTCCAATGAATCCAGATATTTCCTTGGTTATCTTGTAGAGGTCTGTCCCCGCAGCTTTGGCATCCTTGTACAGAGCCACAGATTGCTTAATTCCAGCAATTGCAGCCAGTGCCAGTGTGATAGGTTCAATTTCACGCGCCTATCAATTTGTTGACGATCACGCCAACAAAGCCAGGGCCGAGCAACACTGCGCCGATCACGATGTAGAGCAGATACTCTATGCGTGTCATGCGCTGCTTTCCAGCTTCCAGCTTTTCTTCGATGTTCTTGTATCGCTCATCGCAAGATGCTTGGTGCGCGTAGAAGTCTGTATCTAAACTCATGCTTGACCTTTAGGATATTTAGCTTTAACTGCCAAACAATCAGCAATGTATTTGTCAATTTGCGTTTGATTGCTTTTAACTACGCCATCAAGATAATCTGTGATTGGCGGGTATTCAGCAACTCGTTTAGCTTTGTATGCGTTTGCATCAATGTATGCTTGAACCACCGTCTTGTCATACGCAACAGGATTTCCGGCAACATCAAAAGCATCGTCACCAATTGCGCTTATCACTTGAGGATAAACAGTTTTTAATGCTTGAATAAATTCAATATAATTTGTCATGCTGCTATCTCCATCAAAGTTATAGTAGATGTACTGCTGCCAAGTTGTGCGTAAGCATTTCCAGCCGCTGGTGGGTTAGAGTATTGAACTTTATATGTTGTTGCTGATGTTGTTGCTGGTGAATCTAAAAAACAAGTTGAACACGCACCTGAACCATTTGCAGCAGATGAGGCTGTATAGCCAGCTTGGTATTCAAAAAGAATTATTGCAGTAGCGCCACGCAAAAGTTTAAAAGATACCCATCCATTACCCGAATCTTTACCAGTACCAACCATATTAACAAAACACATTATTTTGCTTGTTGCACTTGTTGGAGTAATTGAAGCGGTTAATCCTGTATCTGAATAAGTAGCTGATGAAGTATTGATTTGAGTTGCAAATGTTGCATTAACCACTTGCAATACAGTTCCTGCTGGCAGAGATGCCGTGGCAATCCCTCTTGATGAGGTTGCCAGTGTTCCGGTTATTGTTACATTAGCGCTGGAGTCGATACGCATAGACTCAACGCCACCCTCAGTAAAAGCAATTGTGTCAGCGGCAGGAAAAAAGATACCTGTGTTAGTGTCGCCTGTAGTGGTAATAGCAGGAAGTGCAGCCGTGCCAGCTTGCACAGTAGTAACGCCAGTAACGCTTAAAGTGGTAGACGCTGTAATTGCTTTTGCAGCCAATGTAGTGTTTGCCACGGTCATTGTGCCGGTTGCAGCGCCAACATTGACAGCAGTAGCCGCCCCGCCTAAATTTAAGGTGGTCGCCGTAGCATTTATCAAATCAAACGATGTGCTTGGCGTAGTAATGCTGGTGGTTATATTGGGAGAGGTTGTCGATAAGACCCCCGCAATATTAGCCGTAGTACCCACAAACAACGCCTTAGCTACACCCACACCTCCAGCGGTAATGATTGAGCCTGTGGAGACGCTAGAAGAGTCTGTGACCAACGTGGAGGAGATACCCGCCGCAAACGGTATACGAGCCGTTGTAGCCGTCTGACCGTCCTTAGTGATAGCCGTGGACAGACCTGTTGCCAAGTCCGCTGTGAGGGCGTTAAAGGCGGTCGAGGATATGACCGTGCCTGCAACTACTGGTTGCCCAGAAGTGTTTATTTGGAATGTTCCGCTGCCGTTGTAACTCATTTTTTACCTTTCAAAGCTTCAGCAAGTGCATCGTATTTTGTGGATTCTTCGACTTGTTTTTTGACTTCTCTGTTTTTCATAAAATCTTTTGCAAATTTTGGTGCAATTGAATTTGTTAAGCTATCCAAATACCTTGTAATCACGCTGCCAGTGTTAGAGTAGTTAACCGAACCAGGCGGCTTGACCAAAGCATCTTTTAAAGTATCTCGCAAGTCTATCAATGTCTGACGGCCTTGTTTCCCAAACATATAAACAAGTTTTTCTTCGCTATCCAAGGTGTCAATTGTTGTTTTTAGTTTAGCAAATGAAAGTTGATCGCTTGCATTTTTAGTGAGTTGGTCTTTCATGTATTGAATGGTTTGGCCTTGCAGCTCGGCATACGCTTGTTGACCTTGTGGCCCACCTTTTTTTAACAACTTGGTGACAGTCCGCATTTCTTCCAAACTGCCATCAAGGACAACATGGGAAAACACATCATCTAACGCCACAGCGCGGTCTGCATAGCCGCCCTTAGTGCCAAGCAATTTAGCCACGCGGTAAGTGTTTTCAAAGTCATTTGCAAGCTCTTTGCGTTGCGTTCTGGCGGCGCGGTACAAGTCCCCGCCAGCGCCCTCGGTCATGTCGTTGATAACGTCTTTAACTTGCCTCATAAACAAACCAGATGGCTTACCAGCCTCTCCCAATTGACCCGCAGATTTATACAATTGATCTAAATCATCAATGGTAACTTGACCATTTTTGAGTTTTTTAAGCTGTTCTAACTTTGCTCCAATAGTGTTAATCGCAGAAACAGAAAGAGCTTCGGGCGCATTAGTTTCTAACCATTGCTCCAAAAGTTGAGTGCTTACTACTTGTTTAGTTTCGCCAGCATTTCGAGCTGCTTGATAGGCATTGTCCACTTTAAGGGTTTTGGCCTCAAATAGTTTGACCATTTCTTTATCAACAACAGTGCCAATACTTCTCAAATTTGTATCCACAGGCGCAATCTTTGTTCCTGTTTGTTCTGCCAAATCTTCAAATCGTTGCAAAATCTTTTGTTTTTGGGTTTGCTTAAATTCAGTTAAACCTTTTGCCAATTCTGGGTTTTCTTTTGGCAAATCAGATT